CTTTCTCTTTTTTTGTGTAGACCCCCCCCTGGTCAAAAATTGAATGACAGTTGTGGCAAGCCCAGACTGAGTAGCAATCTTCAGCCTTCAAACCCTTCGCCTTACCATGTGTCATGAAATTAGAGTGTGCCGCCACCGTTGTGGAACCCTCATCCCCCATGCAGTCATCAGAAATCTGAAGCAGGCATTTCTCGCCCTTGGCAAGCTTAAGTAGGTCAGGGTCCCTGTACATTACATCCTCATTTCTGTCCGCATGTTGTATTGCTCAGTCTTCCAAACTTCAATACGAAGCTTGGCAGCCTCTAACATGTACTTTAGATGTTCTTCTTGAGCTACTGCTGCCTTCAAACCCATCAGTTGGTCCATGTAGCGCCCGTGGGCGTAGGCATAGGTTTCTTGTGCGCCTAGCGTCTTTTCATCTGACTCGCTCATCAGTTGAGCTTTTACTGTTTTAAGAAATTGCTCGATGTGGATCCTGGCTGCCTTTGCATCAGCATAATCTTGGGCATTGTCTTGGATGAACTTTATTGCTTTGTTAGGATCTATTGCTTCCATTTGTTTTCCAATCTAAACGTGTTTGTCGATGAGGCGCTGGATACCTGCTTCGAGGTTTCCATTGCCAATCTCTCTTAAATTAAGTTTTTGTATGTTGTTTAGGTTCAATTTAAAGGACTCTTCCGATTTTTCCTTTGGCCTTCCAGCGCCTGGCCGCTTCCCACCCCACTGACCAACCTCACGCCCCAGCCTAGCCGCCCTTTTGTCTCTGCGCTTTTGGCGCTTCTTGTCCAATAACCATTCAGGTGCGCCTTCTGGGTAAACAAACGGGTTTTCAATTGTGGCCATTCTGATTCCTCAACCAGTAAGCCAGCAGTAATGCTTCTGCCCGTCCGTTGTCTTTCTTGCGTTTAAGCGGTGCATCTGGCCAAAGCTTACGGGCAAGATCAAGGCTTTTTTGTTTGTCAGAATCAAGTCCAAGCGCTTTTTTCCAGACTTGCGGGGTAACTAGCTGCCATGTGCATCTGAGGCGCTCTGCAAGGGATATAGCGCCCCCGAATGCCACTCCGAATTTAAAGCTGGATGCCACCCCGTTCTTGGGCATACTGTGGACGGCTTCGACTACTACTTCGAGATCGTTGCACCCACGCACATACAAGATTTCATCCATAACTTTGTTTGTCAAGATGTGCTTGTCAGTGTGGTGCATGTCTCCACAGCCTTGGTAGTTGCCGTGGTGGTCCACTATGCCCCAGGCCCCGCTGAAGCCAGCATCGATGCCTAGGTAGAGCATAGGCCCTCTCTTTTCTTTTTGCTTTCCAACAGTTGTTGGCGCAGCCATTTGGTCGCCCCAAGCTTCATCCACTCTTGGTATTCCCATTCAGTCATTCTTACGCCTATAGCTTTTTTGCTATTTGTCATTTCACTCTTTGGTCTTGGCATTTTTTTCTTTCATTAGCTTTGCAAGTTCATCCGATATACCACGATACATACCACTGGGATCTGCATCAAGTTCTTTCGCTCTTTGCCATCCGTACATCTTGAAACCCTTCTGAGAACACAATAGGACGAGGTGGGACAATGTCTTTGCGTATGGTGTGTCCAAGGTCGCCAGTGATCCACAAGGCTCTGGTGACTTCGTAGACGGAATAGACTCTGATTCCATATTTATGTGTTTCTAGTAATTGGTTTGCTTCTTCTTTTGTCATGCTCGTCCCCTTATTGCATCTAACTTTGCTTTGATATCTGCTGGCATTGGAATGGCTTTTTTGCTTTCAATGTCCATCTCTTTTAATACGTTTACAACCTCTTTCACCTCAGGTATTTCTGCCCCGTCCCACCGCTGCTGATTAAGGTAAACAAGTGGTGCAGGTATAAAGGCCCCGTTTTGTTTTAGCCACATGTCGGTGGTCTTCATCCACAGTACATGCTTAACAATTTGTGCGGTTTGTGACTCAAACTCTTTAGCCACCCATTTTTGTTTGCAACTGATCCTTGCACCCTTGCGAGGTGACGATGGCCAGGCACTCCAGAATTTATCAAATCCACTCTCAAACATATTCTCTCTCCTTTACTTTGCTCTTGATAATAGTTCTCCCAAGGGTGGATACAGAGGTATCCGACCCGCTCCAGACTAGATGATTAATCAACAAGCCCCAAGTGCGTATGACGAGTTTGTTCACTTTATCCACAAGCCTTGTTACCACCGTGTACTTGTGATTTACCAGTCGCCAAACCAACGCTGGTCGCATTTTGCACAGGGGTGTACTGTGTGCGGTGTTTCTTGGGTTCAGTCCATGCAGACCATTTGCTATCCCGCCCTGAGGGCTGACGATTGGGCAATAAAAAAGCCGCTTACAACTGCCCCGTAGTGGTTCCCCTATACGGGGCGAGGCATGTGTAAACGGCTTCTTACTGTTGACCACTACGACAACGGACTGAATCATACCAAACCTTTCTAAGACTTGTCAAACCACTCAGGTTTCATCTCTTTCAATTGAAAAAGACGTAAAGGTGGGATCTTGTTGGTTTTGCGCCACTTATACACAGCAGGGTAAGTTAAGCCCAACATTTTGCCTACCTTGTACAGCGTGGTGATCTTCTCAAGTTCTGTCACTGTCATAACTACTCCTTTGTTGTCGATGGGTTTAATGTAGCACAGACAATATTACTTGAGTAAATCATGTGTCTATTTCATACAACTGTTTGACAATAACTTTGGTTTCACCGACACTTCATTTGTCATTTTTGGCGTAACAAACAGGAGAGAGTAATGACTTACACAGCGACAGCAGAGTTTTTCGGGGCACGAACCCCAATGGTGATTGCCATGAACATTGGCGCAACAAAGGACAAGGCCGTTGAAGGCATTCTGGATGATGTCCAGGAGTTCTTCAGATCAGATGAGACTGATTGGCAAGATGATGTGATGGTTTGCATTAAAGGACCAGAAACAGATATCCGCAGCCCTTTCGGCTTTTGGGCTAAACACTTCGGATGGAGCCTGTAATGTTTAAATTCAACATCTTTTCAGGCAGCACCTACTACGAAACAGAAACCATGAAAGTGTCTGATAGTGGCAACACGTTCACCAAGCTTGGCAACACATGGGTGGGCAACAACGGCGAAACAATCCAAGAGTTTGGCGGTCAACTGCTAAACACCCAGACAGGCGTGATGTCTTCTTGGGGCGACCCTTTCAAGGAAATCAAGTGAACACCCCTAAGACCAACTACAACATGAACACACAGCAGTACACCAGAGAGATCATGTATCAGGGTATTCACCTAATGTTGCAATATAGCCGCAATCTTGATGGTGAATTCCAGATAGATGCAGTGTTGACCCCTGATGGCCAAAACATCACCGATCTGGTGCGAACAAAAGCGCTGGAATATTTTGAGAGCTTACTTTAAGAGAAACACTATGAGAATGAACGAATACAAACAAGAGTTGATTAAGTATCACAAGCAATCTGACGAGCAATATTGCTGTTATTGCTTAGAACTTAAAACGGAAAACGTAGGGTGCTGTGGCGAAAATCATTTCCTTACGTTTGCAGAGTTAGATCAAGACGGGCAAGACTCAATCTTGGAAGTGGAATTGAAAGAGCATGAAGAGTGGAGAAGCAAACTATGAATGAAGTAAGCAAAGCAAACATGGCGGTCTACAGCAAGCTGTCCATTGCAAGGAGCAAGCTTCGCAGTCAAACCCTCAAAAAGTCAGGCCACAACAAATTTGCTGGCTACAACTACTTTGAGCTGGGCGACTTTCTGCAACCAACAATGGAGATCTTTGACCAGCTTGGCTTGATCGGTATTGTGTCGTTCACTAAGGACGAGGCTAGCTTGTCCATTGTGGACATGGATGGAGGCGGTGAGATAGTAATCACCAGCCCGTTTGGTTCAGCGGCATTGAAGGGCTGCCATGAGGTCCAGAACATCGGTGCGGTGGAGACTTACCAACGCCGATACCTGTGGGTGACAGCAATGGAAATCGTTGAACATGATGCCCTGGATGCCACCACAGGCCGCAAAGGAGATGCAACCATCATCACCCCTAAAGGTGGTATTGGTGACGATTTGCCAAATGACGTTAAAGAGTTCTTGATGGAGTTGGCAGAGAGCTGTAAAGAGTTGGTTGACAATGGTAAGGCCAAGGCTGCCTATGACCTTATCAAAGGCAACGCACTTGAAGCAGACCAAGAGGTGTGGCTATCCAGTCAAATGGACTCGGCCACAAGAGCGGCAATTAAAAAGGCCAAAACACTTTAAGAGAGAAACATGGAAAAAAAATACGACAACACCAATCGAGGCACATTTGCCCGTAATGAGAAAAAAGAGAGTGACACCCACGCTGACTACAACGGTCAGATCAACGTAGAAGGTGTTGAATACTGGCTGAATGGCTGGATCAAAGAGGGTCCAAAGGGGAAGTTCATGTCCCTGTCTGTCAAGCCTAAAGCGCCAGCAGCCCGTCAAAGCTCAGAGCCTACCCGCAAAGGTGGCAAGACTGGTTTTGATGACTTTGAGTCAGATGTTCCCTTCTGACAATTACTGTGATACAATAACCACCAGAGGGAAAGTTAATGTGGCGAGTACCTCTACTTTTCAAGAGAATGGAGAACATCATGAGCAAACTAGACGATATCCACTTTGGCGGCGGTGTTAAAGCTTTCTTTGACTTGCCTATCTTTGGCAGATCCCGCAATTCAGACCCTGTGACCAGCCACCAAGCTGCGGCCCAAGTCACAACCACCTCAAATCACTTCCAGATCATCCTAGATGCCCTGCATAAGCATGGGTCAATGGGTAAGGATGAGATTGCCCAAAAAACGGGCCTAGAGCCTAATGCAGTGGCCCGTAGACTGCCTGAGTTGCAGAAGCTGGCGCTGGTTGAATTGACGGGCAAAAACGTCAGATCTAAAGCCAACAGATTGGAGCGGGAATGGAAAGCTTGCTAAACATCATATTGTTGACCTTTTTCCTTGCTGGGACATTGGTCATGTTTATTCTGTTAGGCGGTTTAATTGCCGCTGCCATTGAATCTTTGAAGGATTGATCATGAGCGTTTTCAGTACATTTTGCGAAGTTGTTTATTCCAGCAAGCTTGAGCTTGATCTGGAGATTTGGTATGACATCACTGACCACGACCCCAGCGTTGGCGTGGACTACGAATTTGAGTGGGAGGCCCTGGATGAAGAAGGCAAGGACCGCTTCGATGAATTGAGCGGTGATGAAGAAGATTTCATCTCAAAAATGGTCTTAAAACACATCAAAGATAACTTTGATTGTTGAATGCTTTTTTACTAAGTCCACAACTATTTTGTGGGCTTGATTTGTCACAAACTTGGGCTAAGATTTTCTTTGGCAATAGTGCCATAACAGGGGAAAAACATGTTTAAGCTGGAAATTAATATCGCCGACTACGAGTGGGTTGATGGCGAAAAAGTTGTGATCGAAACAACTGACTTTGAAAAAGCGCAACTCATTCTTGAGTTTGTGGAGTTCCAAAAAGACTTTGGCTGGTCTGCTGACTATGAGTTGAGCGAAGACTACTTTGAGTGCGATGACGAAGAAGAAGAAGAAGACGAAGGCGAAGAAGAGTACGAGGAGTACGAAATCGGCGAAATCGTTGAAGATGAAGACGGCTTGCTTTGGAAACGTGTGGCATAATCCACATGCAGTTGTCTTGCAGGGAGTCTTCGGACTCCCTTTTTTTTACTAAAGAATATCGTGTTCAGCTTCTATATCTCTGGCTAATTGGCGCCAGTCAAGGCTGCGTTTATATAACGTGTATATACGCTCATCAGTCAAAGGCTCAGTTCGGCAGTTGAGTATGACATTGGCTTGCGCCAAAGCAATTTGTGTCTCTTGCAGGATGTGCCGCAACTCTCTTATCTCTGATTTGAGATGTTTAACAAGGTCATACGTCATACACGACTCCCCTAAATTCAATACGATTTTCATCCCACTTGTGAATTAATTCGGGCCACATAAGGCGACCATTGTGGAATGTCAGAACGGCGAAACCAGAGCGCCAGTTGGTTGGCGAGTCTTCAAGGTAGTTCTCAAACTGTGGTCCTCCAGGCTCTGCCAGAGTGCCTGTATCCACGCCAAAGCGGGTTCCGTTGTAGTCAGAGTAGGGTGTGACCTTTAAGCTGTGCAAATGCCCAGTCACCATCGATTTCCCGCTCGCCGAGGCATTCCCGTGGGTAGCATGAACTCCCCCCTTCCACCTATGCTTTACAACTACGTCCTCAGTAGGCCAGCATGACCAGCAAGGATGCCAAGCAGGAAAGTGGTCCTTTAAAGAAAACCCTTTTACAAATTCGTATTGAGGAGCATTGGCGGCCAATCTGTTCTCAAAACGCATATCATGGTTACCCAGCGTCCATATTAATGAAGTATTATGTCTTACTTTTTTAGCTGTATCTTCAATTTCACCCATCGCTATTTCACAGGCTTTTAGTTCTTGAACCACAGATGGTGTTGTATCGTAACCGTGCCTGTCGAAACGGCTGATCGAAGCGCCATCGAACACATCTCCATTTGCGATCAGTGCCTTAGGCTGCAGCTCCTTGATCGCCCAAAGAAAACCCTTGTAGGCCGTTGTGTGGATGGAAGGCCAGAAGTGAGCATCACTCATCACCAGTACGACACCATTTTCAATGCCCAGCATTTTTCGGGCAGGATTGTCTGGGACTTTAATCAATGGCCCTTGCTTTGTACTTTCAAGAGATACCCCGTGTAACTCTTCAATTCTCTTGCGGCGGCGCTTAAGATTTCGCAAATCAACACCAAGTTCCTCGGCAACTTTTTTTGGCGACTTAAGTCTTTGCCAAACTTCAATGAATTCTTTATCAGTGGTGGCTGGTGCAGGCATGATGGTCCTCAATGAGTTTGGCGTAACTTAAATGAAATCAATGACAAGTCAATGAAACTTCAAGTAAGTTGCATAAAAACATCAGGCATAAGGTCGTGTGCCTTGCTTGTCGATAATCAGTGCCATTGCTCTTGGCTTACTGTCTTCAGTATTAGGGATCGACACATGGGTCCAGCGGTCAAACTCACGGATCACTTGGTCATAGGGCAAGCCAGAACCAACGATAGCCTTAACCACCTCATCTGGTTTCATGCCTGGCACACGAATATCGGCGGCACAGCCTCGTCTATGTTGTGATTTGTCCGAACTGCCCACTGCATCATTTACGGCTTTTGACCTAAAAGCACTATTTACGATGATGGTTTTGCCGTTCAACAATGCTTTGACTTGCTCAAGAAAGTCAGCCAAGCGGACAAGGTTAGCTAATTCGGCATCGTTTGGCGTGTTGTCAAACTCACGGTGATCTGTGTGGGTAAGTTCGTCAAGAGTGAAATTAGGTGTGAGGTTCATTGGGCGCTCCTAGCGTTGTTGTACAGGGTAATGCAGGCATTCAGTTTTTCAATAGCTCTGTCGCCTTCTTCGGTCAGGGCGATAAGAGCTTTAGCAGTCTCTCGGTCAAGTTCGGCTGATGCTTCTCCTCGACTATCTCCTGTGGGAGCGGGGGAGTCTGTGGCGGCTGGTACGGGGCAGGTCGTTTTGAGGCGCAGCCGCAAAGCACCAGAATCAATAGCGTCATTGCGCTCTTTTGTGGCCAGTTTAGCTTTTTCATTTGTTTTCCTTAGTGCATCAGCGGTTGTAGTTACAGCCATGGTCAGGGCTTGTTCTTTAGCTCGGGCTTCAAGATTGAGCTTGTCAACCTCGGCCTGCTGGGCTTCTTTCTCAACGTGCTGGCCGTAGAAATACCCGCCGCCAAACACTAGCGCCAGCGTAAGCAGGCTACGCATCATTTGTTTTGCCCCTAACGTAAGCTTGTGCAGCCATAAAGGCCACAACAATGGTTCCCATTGCGGCGCAGTAAGTTGTGGCTAAACCGTTCAAAGCGTTAACTTTTTCCAAAGTCACCAACCCTGATGCAAGGAAACCAATCAACGCTGGCGGTGCGATAAGCGCAGCCCATGACATGATTCTTTGCTGGTCAGCCATCTTGTCCATGTTCTCAATAAGAATCATGCGCTCAGATCGAGCTAATTCAGCATCGGTCACCACGCCATCATGGTCAGCATCAAATTGGTTGTAGCTAGAGTTTTGTTCCAATTGTTTTGTCACGGTTTTCCCTTTCAATTTGTCGTCTTAGTCGTTCAATCTTTTCTGTCTGCTCTTTCACTTCATTCTTTGCTTCCAAGACATCGAGGTACAGCATTCCCAACATAGGAAGCATCAACCCAACGAGAATCACGGCTGCCACCCACCCCATTATTTCTTCCCCAATTGGTTCACGAACAGGAACCACAGCCACAGGTAAATCAGGAGGATAGAAGTTGCTACCGCTGCTGCCAGTTTTGCTTGGAAGTTTCTTTCCTGTTCTCGATGTAGCCATGCGTCTTGCCTCTTCTTTGCCTCCTGCTTGAGTCTAGCTTTTTCTTGTTCCTGTGAGATGACTTCACGCATCTTGTAAGTCTGCGAATACAAGTCAGCAAGGCCAGGAGTTTGGTACACCATTATCTCCCTGATGGTTGTTGATAGAGCCTCCATCTGTTGGCGGCACATCACACGATTCATGGCGCTTTCCATCATCTCTGCATTGCTGATGCTGGGATCGTAGACTTGGGCTTTCTCCTCCTCCTCACGCAGATAAGCAGTTAGTTGGTCTTGCAAACTCCAGAACTTACTGAGCTGCTTGACGATGTCGGCCATTGCCTGTGTTTCGTCATAGGCAACGAACTTTTCTTTCTTTTTCGCCACAGACTTGGGCGTGGCGACTGCTGGCTCTGAGAACAGTTTTTGCCACCAAGATCTGGCTGCTTGTGCGTCACCAACAACTTCTTCAACCGTGCTTTTGATCTCGACAAAAGATTCTTTCGCAGAGCGGTACAACGAGCAAAGCTCAGTAATACCTGCCACACATGCGTTGGCTGCAAAAAGAATAGAGATTGGATCAATTTTTAGCTCTTATTAAAAAAGCCGTGGGACATAAATCCAACAATTGAACTGACGGCAGACACAATAGCAATGCCCATCCAGACCCCTCCTTTGCCTTTGTTGACCAAAGCAATCAACTCCTCAATTGACTGCTCCATTTTGTCAATTTTCTTTTCGAGGTTTTCTACTTTGGCCGTCAAGACACCGTAAGCAACAGGATCAATTTCAGACATTTTTATCTCCGATACATAGATGGGGGAGCAATACCACGGCCACTACCAACCATGCCTTCATAACGGCGTTTTGCCAATTCTTGTTCTTCGCCTTCATTAAGTTGTCTAGACTCTGCAAATGGCAACACAAGGAAATCAGTAGCAATGTCGGTCATCTTGCCAAAATCTTTGTTTTGTGCGGCTTCAGCAAAACCTGGAATAGCGGCCAATACAGCAAGACCGCCACCACCCTTAAACGCCTTTTTCATGTCTTTTGTCAAATTAACTTTAGGCCCTTCAATGTTTGCCTTGCGCCAATCTTTGATAACTTTGTTTTGTTCCGCAGTCAAGCCACCGCCTTGGCCTTTAGGAAACTCAGGAGTAGACCCCAAAATTTCTTTAACTTTCCCATATGCAGCTTCGCCTTCAACACCGCCGCCATATTGAGCAACCAAATAATTTTTCATGCTTTTTTGTTCTTTGGTCAACTTTTCAACCGAAGGAGGAGCAACTGGTTTTGTAGAAGTTTTTGCTTTTTGTTCTGGCGGTACATCAGCTTCTGTAGCGGCCACAACAGGCACTTCAATTACAGGTACGGGTGCTGTTGGGGCAGATACGGCAGGTGCAGGCGCAGCACTGATTGCTGGTTGAGGCATGGCGGCTGGAGGAGCTACACCAATAGGCGCACTGGTTGTCATGTTTGTGGTGGATGGAATCACGCCAGCGGGGGTGGCTGGGGCCAT